TTGAATACGCCCATTTTGGTAATATCCAATCGCTAAAATATTTGAACTTGTCCCGTCATTAAGAGCAATTCCCGCATAATTTCCTGCATTACCAGTTATAGTGGTATTAACCTCCATAAAAATAGTTCCCTCCGTCTGCCCAATCAAAGAAGTAATGCCCGTCTTTAAAGCAACATCCGCAACCCTTGTAACTGATGCCCCAAGCGTGGGGATGTACGAGGTGGCGTAGGCTCCATCCTCAAATTGTGCGCCCCAAAAGTAAACAAATTGTCCAGCCGAGTTCGGAAAAATATATTGTGCTACTTCGGGAGTAGTTGCTGATGTTCCCGTAGCGGTTACACGATACCATCCATTGCCATAATTAGTAATCGTTCCAGTGCCAACTGTTGATGTGATTGTTTGCGTGGTCAAATTAAAGTCCACAAAAATAGATGAGGACGTTGTGCGTAGTCTAATTAAACTCCCAGTGCCAGCCTTTACAAATGCACTCATAGTAACGGAGCCGAGTGCGTTAGCAACCGCTTCAAACATCCTTCCATTACCACTACTAAATGTTACCTTTTCGGCTCCATTAAAACCAGCGGGGTCGAGTGTTTCTGTTGTGTTGTATACTACTGTTAGGCCGTCAGCGGGCTGCTGCCAAAGTGCGCTATTTTCGCTATAAATCTGAAGGTTGGAACGCTGCGGCTCCAGCAACAAGCGAGGGCAAGTAGACCCCAAATAATCCAAACGGGGTAAACCGCTAACGGGGCCAACTGATACCGCTGCGGTGGTGGTGGCGATGTAGGGTGTTGCTCCGAAGTCGGAAACCTCAAACTGCGCTCCAAAGAATGCCGCACGGCTTGTACCATTTCCCGTATAAGAGGTGTTATCTGAAGCGTCTACCAATTCCAAAGCAATAACGCCAGCAGTATCAATACTTGCCTTTGTAATTGAACAACGATACCATCCGTTGCCAGCATCGCTAATTCTTGCAGTCGCTCCGTTGATTGCGGAAATAACAACACCTGTAGAGAGGTTGAAAATTGCTTGACCATTGCCACCACTTGCAAACCCAGCACCAGCAAGAACCAAAGCAATCTTAGTGCGAGTGTCTGCCTTTGCGTAAACGCTAACCGTGTAACTTATGCCAGCGGAAATGACAAAGGTTTGAATTGCTTCGTGCGTACCAGTAGCCGTATCTTCAACAATGTAATCAGCCGTTGTTGCTCCGTTTACTGGATTTACTAAAGCATTAGCCGTAATGGTTGAGCGGTTTTTTGTCCAACTTGCGTTGTCAAGCGTTTCGCTTTGCAGCGCCAAATTAGTCCGCACCTTTTCAATTAGGCCGTCACTTTGCACACGGGTAGCGCTTGAGGCACGGCTGAAGGTGAGGTCGCCCGTACCGTCAAAAGGTTTTGTAGCGTATACTTTTGCGTTTTCGTATACTGCTGGCTCAACCACTAGGCTGGCTTGATTAAATAAACTACTCATATTTTATCTTGATAATTTGACCACTTCGGCCTTAAAACATTCAACTCCTTCAAATACAGCACTCGCTGATTTTCTATTGTCTAACTGCTGGTATATTTCGTCAGCAAAATCATAAACGGTATCACAACCTAGATCACTTACAGCCGCTACCAAACAATCATAACCTTCTGTAAAGGCGGTTGCTGATGCCCTAGCGAACAAAAGGTCTGCAATAGACCTTGCTCCCTTACCAGAAGATACTACTGAGGTAAGGGTAAGTCCGCCAAGGTTGGTAAGCGATATGCCTAATCCTAGCATTAACCTCCGATGTAAGCGATTACGCGGCCTGAGGCCACAGAGATAGTATTGAACTTTCCGTAGACCGTAAGGCCCGCAGGAAATGTCTCTGAGGTAAGCCCCGCAGCAACTTCTGATGTTACTGTGATTACGCTATCTTCTACAAAAGTTATAGCGCGATATACTTCTCCGGCAGGTTGTGAGAAACCAGTCTCGATAAGGCGAAAGCCATACTCTCCAAAGCTAGAAGCCTGAAAGTCTTGTTCGCGAACAATAGTGTTGTAAGCCATTTATTTTAGTTTTGAAGGATGTTGGCGCTATTTTCTAATATACATTCCGAGGTGAACTCTATAGTGGCGTTTGCGGCAATGCCTCGCTCGATAAGTTCCTGTGCGTAACGGGTAATAGAAAACACACCTAGTGATGTGTTGCGAAAAAAGAAGCGTACTTGAGGTGTGTAAACCATTATGCAAAGATTGATTTGTCTACGAATACGCTGTTGTCATTTACGGCGACAGAGCCGATTCCAGATTCCACTGAAAGGGTAAGATTGATGTAACTCTTTTCTGATAGTCCAGTACCTGAGTCTGCGTCGTAGGACATAACGAGTCCATCCATAACGCCAGATATTGTAACAGTATCGTTATTGTGCCAAAGGACAACTACTAGATCGTTACGGGTTCCAAGCATATCAACCTTGTTTAGAACAGAGTTGATGTTTGGGATTTGAACTGTGATTGTGGTTGACACAACAGGTAGTCCATTGGTTATGCTCTTGCTTTCGCTAAAGCCTGTAGTTCCGTCTCTGTTATTGAACTCAATAAAATACGGATTGACAGCATCTACACTTAATATAATGCTTTCGTCAAAAGGATCGGTTACGATACTTACGTCTTCTTGGGCGTAGAGAACTACTTTCTTAATACCACCTGCTACTTTTTGGCAGATAATATCTATATCAGTAAGTAAGATTCCGCAACTAAATGCCATACTTTTTGTATTAAAAAAGGGCGAGGGATTACCCCGCCCTCTTATTAATATACAAGGTTTTCGGTTATTAACCGATTACCTCAGCCCATTCAGCACCCTCGATATTGAAGCTGAGGCTATTCTCTTCTCCAGTAAGGGTCATCTGCCAACGGTTCTTCTCAGAGCGACCTGTTCCGGTAGAACCATCAACGCTAGAGAAGTAAAGACCGAAGTCAAAACCTAGCATATGGTAAGTTCCAGAAGCAGTCTCAACGAAAGCGATAAAACGGCCAAGTGGGTTGGAGATTTTATCAAGCTCTAAGCGCTTTGCAGCACTCATTTTAGGAAACTCCAAAGAAAGAGTAGGGACGACAGAGAACGTACCATCTGAGTTAACAGTCTTTACGTCTGTCATAACGGAAAATCCGTCTTTAATGTTGAACTCAAAAAGATCAACAGCGCCATCGGTAACAAGACCAGCTCCTGTGGGAGTGATAGTTACAACTCCGGTGGTAGCATTAGCGGCAACTTTAGTTCGCACTGTAGTGAAGTCGCCCAAAAGAACTTTGGTGATTCCGCCTGTTGGGATGTCAGTGCATCCAAAGGTTATACCGGTAAGGGTTGTAGTACAAGCCATTTTATTTTATTTTTATTAGGTTAAAGAAAAAGGGGGAGGTGACTCCCCCTAGTTAACTTTATACGTGCTTGTAGTATACGATCTCAGAACCCTTAAGGTAGTCAAAACCAAGTTTGAACTGACCCCAAATCTTGTCGCTAGACAATTCAGATTCGTACTTCATATCAATAGCGCGAACGTCGTTATATTCGTCGGTCAGCATTACGATATTCATAGGTGCGGAAACGAAGAACTGATTGACAGCAAGGCTAGGGAAGTGTACAACCTCCATACCGTAGTAAGCAGGAATAGATCCCTCTACGATACCTTGTGGAGTAGTGGTGTACTTAGTAGCGATTGCAATTTGGTAGTGCTGCATAGCGGCAGTACCTAGAAAGAACGTAGGCTTGTAATCGCGGTCAGCATCACCGTAGACAGCAGCCAGCATAACTGCGCTCATCGTTTGGTAGGCATCCTCCATCTTGTCGAGGATGTTTGATGGAGTCAAAGCAGCAGTTCCGGTTACATCAAGAACAGCAGCGTCAGCAGCGAAAGCAGTAGCTAACTCTGTTGCAGCAGTCTCAAGAGCCTTTTGGGCAGACAACTTAGCGAAGTAGTCAAACACCCAATCCTTGAACTCTCCGTCCATAGTCTCTGGGTTGTGTTGACCTTTCTTCAAAAGTACAGAACGGTAGGTGTTCTCAAGAACAGCCTTACAGTTCAGGAAAGACCACTTGTAGGTCTCTACGGTCATCTCCTTGTCGGCGATAGAAGCAGACGATTGTGCGTCAAACACACAAAGGTCGCTACCAAAAGACAAGGCAGCGTCGTAAATAGGAACATTCACCTTTGATTTTACTCCGTCGATAAGGCGGAAGCGGTTGAGTACGGCGGCCGATTTGACCATCGTATCGATGAATAGGTTTGGTTGGCGATTATGCCAAGCGATATTAGCTACAGAAATACCCATTTCGGTTTAGTGTATTATTGTTAATTATTAGGCTGAGGTAATCTCAGTGTCAGTTACGGTTACTGGTGCGGCACCCGCTGTAGTTGGAACGATGCGACGAACGCCCAATTTGCTAGTAGTAGTGTTCCAGAAAAGTTCGTATACGGCTCCGTTCTCTTGTGAGACCGCGCTGTTAAATACTATTTTTGCCATTTTTTAATTAATTTACAGATTAGTATAATCTACCCCCAAAAAGGTTGTTGATTAGATTGATTTTCTCGGGAGTGATTGAGTTGAAGACGAGGGTCTTATCCTCTTCCTTAACTTCCTCTTCTCCTTCTTGCTCGAATTTCAAAGCCTTTTCAGCTTCTTCTTCAGATTTTTCAGCAGCAGCGGCAGGGTCGTACATAGACTCTTTGTCTTTGTCCTTCGCCATCTCTTGCCCCTCTTCTTTGTTTTCCTTAGCCATATCTTCTGACTTCTCCTGTTCACCCTCTTCGGATGCAGGTTTTTCCATCATAGCAATATGCTCTTGGATTAGCTCAATAGCCTTTTTCAGTTCCTCTAGACCAGCGAAGCGTTCCTCTACTGAAGTCATTGCCTCTAGCATTAGTTCGTTATGCGTCTCTAGATCTGAAATCTGGCGATTAAGTCCTTCAATTACGGATTCATACTTGGCGGAAATTTTGCCAAGCTCGACTCCAAAGTTGAACTCACTCATTTTTTTAGAATTAGATAATTTAACATCAGCGTTAATTTCGATAGAGAAACCATTGATCTCTCCATCTTTAATACTCTTTTTGAGAGTATCGTCTTCTATTTTCACCTTAGCGAAAACAGTGCCATTCGGCAAATTGTATCCATAGTCAACGCTCTTGTCGTTGTTGGATTCTTTTTTCCACACCTCTAGCATAACAGCACCTTCAAACTTCTCTCCGTTGTGTTCTACGGTAAAGATGTTAAAGCGTCCGTTCTTAGAGTATCGGTACATAATGCTATCAATGACCTCCTCTGTAAACACCACATAGTACAACTCGCCAGTTGCGTAGTTCTTACGGAGAATCATTTTGTTGGGGATCATAATAGGTCCAACAACCAAACCCTTCTCTTCGCTGTCAAAAACAAAAGAGGTGTTCTGCTCCTCAGAGAAGTATACAAAGCCTTCCTCAATAGCAGGGCGGTCTACTAGTGAAATACCAAACATACCGCTATTCTCAACGTCGTCGTTGAGTGCAATCTCGTATACTGGGTACTTTGTCATTTAGAACTTTTCGGGTGTGACTTAGGGAGCAAATCGTTATCAGTAATATACTTTGGATTTTGAGGTGTTCCCCTTACTATAAGGTACAAAAATGCGTTAAGACGAGCTAGTCCCCACTGAGTTGCTGAACGAACAAATGGAGAACGGCTAGTATTGTAAGCACCCATACCCCTAAGTACAACCTTCCTGGCAGCAGTAATGGAAACCTTTTTATCTGGATATTGGTCGTTGTGCTTCTTTACCTTACCCGCTATAGACTTTATTACTGCGGGACCTAACTTTCCACCCTCACCAACTCCCTTAGGGTTTGGGTTTGGGCTATCGCTGTTTGGAGCCTTCTTTGATTCTTTAATCGATCCGTCCTTGTCCTGCACAGCAAAGCTATCCGTGAGTCCAATTCTGCGTATGAAGTCTTCTCTGTTAAACTCCACTCCACTACGAAGAAAGTCCTCCATCTGTATAACCGCTAGACGCTTTCTGTTGTCCTTATCTGATACAAGTTTAAGGATGGAGATAATACCATCTACCATAGCCTTGTCTTCCCTCACCTCGGAGTACCTGCCGTCTCGTATTCCCTGAGCCTTGCGAATAGCCCAGTCAACACCTGCGGTCCCACCCCAAATAAGCCAAGCAACATATCCCCTGTCCTTCCAGGGTGTGGCAGCG